CGACCTAACAGTGCCGCAAATACTGTCTGTTTTGTCTTGATGTGTCACGTTAAATAGTCACAAAACGTTATACACACTAACGTTCCCGGGTGTCGGGTGTGTCTGGGACATCCCATTGTTAATGGCGAGGTTGGCGTCTAACCTGTTGTTTTATATAGTTTATTTAAGTGTAACAGTACCGCATCGCGGCACATAACAAAAAGTGAGGGGGGAGGCAAAGTGTCTTCCCCCTCACTGTTTTGTGCTTTAGTTACGCGCCGATTGCTACGCCAGTATCGGAGCGCATCCAAGCGGTTCCGTTGTAGTAAGCGACTTGACCGGTGCCGTTACCAGTTGACTGAGACGCGACAAGTGCGTTGGTGACAAAGATAACGTCACCAGCCGCTAGGTTAGTAGTCGGAACAGCCGCGACGGTGCAAGTACCGATGTTTGGATTTGGATGGCCTTTAACTCGGGTCATATCGTGAACTCCATTCACTTTGAGGTGCGCGCCCCTCGGAAAAATACGCGCTAATCACCCATATTGGGTATGGGGAATTATTCGTCGTTGCCGTCTTCGCGAGACGCAAGCCCCGGGAGGTTGGCGGTTAAATACGTCTTCATTTTAGTGCGAACGGCGTTCGTGTCTCTCAGCAAAAGCATCTTTGCAAATGCAGGGTCGAGTACGATATCGTCGATTGAGCCCGCGGTAATCTGTTTAGCGCCAGATTTTAAAATGTTCTGGACCATGTCGATGATACGAAAGACGCCACGACCGGCAACAATACCGAAGTAAGACGCCGCGAAAATTTTGACACCTTCCGCGGACTTAGAGATATTCGCCGCGGTATCCGATCCACCCGTAACTTTTTCGTTGATCCGCGCCATCTCTTGAATACGAGCATACGCCCCATCCAGTTTGGCAAGATCGTCCGCCGAAACCCCGCTCGCCAGCATAGCTTCGCGAGCCGGTTTGTTTTTGAGAATTTTATCCAGCTTCGCAAGACTGACAACCCGGTCTTTGTTCGGCCCGATTGTCTCTAAGACGCCGCCAACTCGAGAAACTACGGATTGCCGGGTCGCAGACTGTAGGCCCGCAAGTCCGTCAGCGTCTCCTTCCATGGCTTCTCGCATTTCAGATAATTTACGTTTAGGCGCGTCGCTGTCTAACGCTTTGTTGACCGCTACCACGGGGTCGTCCGATTTCAGCAACATTGCCGCCGCGGAAAGTTCTTGTTCTCGTTTGGTCGAGGTTAAGCTGTCTTTGGCGCGTCTCAGGGCGTCGGTAGCGTTAGCCCCGAGATCAACCCCGGATTTAGCCTTGTTACGTAGCTGTTCTAACTCGCTTAGAACCTCGGGAAAATCTCGCAATACGGCCCGGCGTTGCTCAATAAGTTTGGACAAACGGTCCACGTTGATCGTTCCGTCGGCTTTGATAGTGGAGGACGCTATTTCATCGAACATATGATCCCGTACCGCTTGTTTAGCGGCTTTCGGGTCTTTGACCTTTGCGATGGTCTGAGCCAATTGCTCCGCGCCTTCTGGGCTACCTAGGTATTTCCCGGCGGTCTTAGACGCCGTGGAGCGCGACGGATCATTTTTAATACTTTGGGCCACGGCTCCGCCGACGCCGTCGCGCTGTATGGGCGCAAATTCGTCTTGAAAATTATCTGTGGCGTTCTTTGCGCGGTTCCCAGCTTGGATAGAGCCCGCGGTTTGAGATAGCTGAGTTATTACGTTGTCATACTGTTTTTTAATCTCGGTCAACCGCGTTACGACGTGCCCGTCTCCCGCGCGGTTCGCCCGCTCAATCGCCCCGCTTAAACCACTGCGAAGCTCGTTCATTTCTTTAAACGATATGGGCTTAGACAGTTCGTCCAAGACGCCTTTTGCGTAGCCGTCCACGTCTGCCATAATTGCTGGATTTGTATTGGCCCGTAAATCCGTGATTGCGTCCGCCATGGGATTGTTGGCGGGTAACTGCACCCGGCCCTGTGGGTCTATAGCGTCAAACATGTCAGATTTGGTATTCGTCATGTTTTGGTTAAGGTCAACCAACTGTCCGTCCAGCGTGGTACTTGCGTCCGGGGCCTTGCCGACGTTTGTCGCCAGAGTGTTACCTTCCGCGACCCGGTTCGCTTGGACCGTGGCTAGGTCTTGTTCAGCGTTCGCGACATTTGTCTCTTCCACGCCAAGTTGCGCGTCTCGGTTTTGGCGCGCCACGTCCGACGCCGTCTCGGGAGACGGCATACCCGTTGTATCTGTGGCTTGACTAATTCGAGAGGCTATGGCGTCTTTATTTTGTTGTGCCCGGCCAATCGCGGCTGGTGATGTTGAGTTCGTTTTTTCAAGCATAAGCAACGTAGGATCGTTTGACGCCGTCCCAGTGGTCGGCTGATAACCGTCTCTCTTGGAACGCTCTAAGCTTTCGTCAATGTTTGTAGTAACACGTTGGATCGCTTCGTCTTGTGTCTCGCCGGGCCGCACAATAATCCCCTCTTGCATTTCGTTAGCAAGTCTATCCTCTGCCTGTCCCATAGCGCCGGAGTTTTCGATTTCAACTTGATTTCCTTGTGAATCCGTTCTTATTTCGGTGCCGCGCCCGCGCCGGAATGGGCTTGTAACCGCGCCGAGAAGTTTACCTAATGTGTCCGTTGCACCCCCTATAAAGAGGTTTTCCGAACCGGTCTTGATACGCTTTGTCATTCCGCTGTCGTCGGGCTCTATAGCCGTCGGAGACCCCGGGAGGAGGTTCCCAAGACCTGATAACTTTTTGTCTTGCGTGTCTACGACAAGGGCGTCGGCCCCCGCGCCAGCAAAAAGACTAGCCAAACCTCGGGATAGATTTCCCGCGTTCGGTGCAACAGCCTTTATACCTTGTGACACTTTATTCGCCGCGCCAACCGCCGGGAGACCAAACTGTAAAAGACCGGAAGCGATGTTTTCGGCTGTACCCCCGCGGAACTCGGGAATGTTTACTTCCATACCGTTTTCGCCGGTAATGAACTCTTTGACGTCACCGGGTAAATTCAAAAGCCCAGATGCCAGATCGCGGCCAGCTTTACCGACTGAAAACATCGGGTCGGGGATGTAACTGCTTAGTTGTTCGTTCTTTTCTGCCATTTTAACCACTGTGTCGCCGGCTTGGTCGGTGTGGGGGTCGAACCCCATAAACCGAGCCGCGTCAGACATTAAGCCCTCGTTTTGGGTCAAGACTTCGGGCGGTGGAGGCGGTGCGCCTAGATCGGCAAATTCATCCGGGTCGGAGGGCGTTGGAGTGTCTTGAGACGCGTCTTTAGGGTACTTTGACGCCATGACGTTCCGAATTTGCGTCTTGGACATGGTATCGGGGAACTTGGCTAGTTTCCCGTCTGGGGTCGTTAAAGTGATAAATCCGGCCATTATTGATCAAACTCCCCGGTATCTGGGTTGTACGTGCCTAGGTGATTTTCTTCACGGGGGCTGGACCCGCCGAGAGAGCGGAGTTCTTTCCGTTTGCGGACGATCATGTTTTGGAAGGACTTTAAACGAGCCGTGACCGTTTTAGCCCCGGTAAAGAACGATCTAGGGTCTCCGAGCGCTCTCCGAAAATTATTAAAGTCTTTATCAGACAACCCGCGCCCGGCCTGTCCCGCGATACTTTCCGCGGCGAGATACGCCATCATGTCGAACCGAGTGTTCATGCTCGCCAAATCGTCGTTAAACGAGGCCGACAGTTGACTTCGTAGCTCTGGGCTAAAGTTTTCGTTAACCGCAACGTCCGCGATTATATCCTCAGTGCTTCGCTTAACACCCCCTAAACCGGACAAACTATCGAGTAATCCTTGTGAGAAATTCTGGATGATACCCGATGTTCCGACTATGGTCGGGTTTTTTTCAATTTTGGCGATTTCAGCGCCGACCATTTCCTCAAGGCTAGTCAATGAAGCGAGTTGTTGCGTGCGCCTGCCTTGTTGCGTCGGCGTCCCAATGTTGGTCGCGTCTCCGACGGTACCGTTGGTGGTCGCTTTGAAGACGCGAGAATCGGCCGGGAGTGGGCTCCCGGATACGAGGTCCGTTTTCCCGTCCACGGAAGTTCCGCCTCTACCGTCTGGGCCGACCCAATTCAGTACATCATTGCCCGTCAAGGGCTTCTCATTGTTTATCCTGATCGTGTTATCCGTGTCTCGGTTTTTGTTGTTGTCGTCTATGGCCTGTAAATCCACTTGCGGAATACCGGTTAATTGCCGGGTCGGGCCGGTCTGTACTTCACCCGGAACGAGCGGCTTGTATGTGGCATCAAGTTGCGCCTGTAGTCTTGCCATAGCGTCAGCCGCTTCGTTCTCGACCTTTTTAGCCTCGACTTCGAAACCGTTTTTCTGCAAATTAGCGATCCGCTCATTATAGTATTTTTGGGCGTTCGTCATGCGGGTTTGGATGCCTTTACGGGCTTCAAGACGCAAAGCCACTTGAGCCTTGAGTTCGGACTGTCTGTCGCCTTCGACGTTGACTTGATCTTGCGTCATGTCGGTGGCCTTCGCGAGCGGCCCGGTCAAGATATCACCAGCTTTAAGTGGCTTGAGACCAGCCGCGACCCTCAGTTTGTTTAGCTCGTGAGTGTTCCCGCGGCTGTCGTCGAGATTATCTGTTTCGCGACGTTGGGAAAGACTGTCGAGCGCGGCTGTCGTACCCGGATTACCGAGGCCGACGACACGTTGCGCCCGGTCGCCAAAGCCTAGTGCTTGTTGCGCTTGGAGAGTATTGATAGCCGCCGCGTGTGCGTCTTTGTCCCCGGACATACCGGATAAAATCCCGGCGAGTTTGTTGTCTATTTCGGGTTGAGTGTATGTGTCTTCGGTAGCCCCCATAGGGCCGACGAAACCGTGAGACGGACGTGCGTCTACGTCCCACTTTTCGTGGTCGCCCGGATTGATCTTAAAGGCGTCTCCGAGGGATTTCTGAGAGCGTTTGAGTGCTTCCACCCCTGCTACGCGTTCCACCTCCGCGGCCTTCTCGATTTCCATAGTCTGTATGGACGCCAAACGGTCTTGATTAAATTTACCGGCTTGAGCCCGCAACTGAGCGGCCTTCATTCTCGCGCTAGGATCGCCCATAAAGGTTTTCGCAAGACCCCCAAGGGTCTCCGCTAATCCGGGATTGGTTGTGTATCCAGCCATGTTGGGCTCCTTAAAATGCTATTGGGACGTATGACCCCGGTTTGCTGTAGATCGACGCGCCGCCGCCGTTAATGCTTGTGCCTATACCTTTATAAGGTGCCGCACCGCCGAATGGGTTGTAGCCCGCCGCGCCGGCAAACATGCCCGCTTGGCCCGCGCCCATCATTACGTCGCCTAAAAGTGTACTGCCCGAAGTAACTTGCGCGGGGTGACGCATTGCACTGCTTCGTGCGCGGGAATTTGTGTTCAAACTATTTCCTGCGTTATTAGAGATAGTGCCTTGGGCTCGGTTCGTTGAGACGCGGTCAAAGTCGTTTTTCTGTTGGTTTCCACCGTAGGATTGTAGCCGAGCTAGAGCGTTTAGTCGTTGCCGCACGTCCGCGCTACTGTCCGCCAGCGATTTTGCCGCCGCGGTGTCAAAGTTCGTCCCGGCATTTTGCATCCCAGACAACAAAGAATTATTAGTCGTCGCGTCGGGGATGTTCTCATTATACAAAGTTTGGACGCGTTGCCGTTCTCCGTCGAGTTGGGTCTCTTGGCTTTCAAGAGTTTTCTTTCCAAGGTTTTCCTCGAACCGTGCCCGAGACTTGGCGGCGAACGCGTCTTGACGTCCACGCTCCGCGTCTCGAAGGCTGTTTGACGCCGAAAGCGCGTCTTGTTGCGCTCGTTGACTAGCCGCCGCGGCTTTATTCTGGGTTCTGTTGTTATACATAGTACCCCCGGCGGAGAGAGCCAGACTTCCTATTGTTACTGGATCGCACATATCTGTCTCTCCTAGTTAAATATCTGCCCGGAGCCGGTGGCTTTACCGAGCCCCGGGGTATTTAGGGCGAACTCATTCGCGAGGCGGTCGTCTCGGCCGTATTGCGAACCAGCGACATAGTTGTTTGCGCCGGTGAGGGCTACGTTTTGAAACAAGGCTCCAAGCGGTGAGAAATTAGGTGTTTGGTTTGAGAGGAAATTGGATTGCGTCAACGCACCGTTAGCGGCGGCGGTCGGGTCTGCCGAAGCGTCTAGCTGGTTAAACAGGGATTGGCGTTCGTTCTCGACGCTTGACCGCAAAGCCTGTTGCTGGCGTTCGCCTTCGCTCAAAACGTTAGCCTCTTGGAATGCAAATTGTTTTGCAAGTTTTGCGACCTGATCTATACCCGCCTGCGACTTTAAGTTCCCGCCGCGGGCAAGATTAAAAGTGAGGTTTTTTTGAGCCTCGTCGAACTGGTCAGTTAGTTGAGGAGTTGCGTAATCTTGGTACGCGTCTCGACGATTGTTATAAAAATCGTCGTTAAACTGGCTAAAATTAGAGTTAATGCTCGCTTGGCCGGACGCGATGTCCGCCGCGCGTTGTTCTTCTCTAGCTCTTGCCGCCGCGGCTTCAGCCGCCGCCGCGTTTGCCGCACTATTGTCTACTTTTGGGGCTCCACCGCACATTTTCGCGTCTCCATACGTAAAGGTTAAAATCTTCACGATGGCGACCGAACCCATCTAACGCGGCCTCTTTGTGCGCTCCGAGCATTTCAAGCCATTTACACGCTTCCGCGTGATCCTTCAAGGCTCTGCATTCGACGCGGTGCGCCTTATGCTCGTATAACGCTGGTATCATAAACCGTTTTACATGTTTTGTCAGCGATAAAACGACTTTATTCCAATCATCAGTGCCAAAAGCCCAGACGGACCAGACCCCGGGCCACACAGGGATAGCCCCGATTGCCGCCACTGGGACGTCGTCGTGCGCCGCAATCCACTGAAATTCCCCGTAATTACCGGCGTCTGTCGCCAAGTCTTCGGGGTCGTCAGTCCAGCGGGTAGCAAAAATCTCCGCTGTGTCTCGCTCGCGTAAATTAAACGCTATGTGTCTGAGTGCGTCTAAATCTGGTCCCGCTTTGAGTGCGACAGTCATTATCCTATCTCCCCGCCGCTATAATGTACTCCGACGTTCGCAACGCTGGCCGCGCTGGCGTCGGTGCAGGTCAACTGTACTGAAATGTGTGTGCCGGAACCGCCAAGTTCGATACGGCCTGTTCGGTAAGTCGAGTCCGTAATCGTCGCAACTGTTTCGTAAATCGGGTTAAATGGGTCCAAAGCAACGCCGACGACCCAAGTACCTATACATGCGACGTCGATGCCTTGAAAAACTTTCTGTGCTGATGGGTTAGTAATCGCAAGAAACGGAGTTGTAATCTGTGTTTTCGACGTGTCGTAGACTACGCCGGACGTTCCTCCAAGCGTAAACACTACGTCTCCGGCCCGGCCTATGATGCTGTTTCCCAAGACGGCGACGTGGTCAAACGTAATGCCGGGTGTGTAGGTTGACCAAGCTGTAATCTTTGGCCCGGGGAAATAGGACAAGACGTAAACCTTGTTTCCGAGAATTAGCCAAAATCGGCCCGTTACCGGCTCAACGATGGCTTGAGCCAAGGACGTAGTCGCTTCTCCCGCGGCTTGAATCGCGGCAACTAGTAGCGGATCAATCGGCGATCCAATGTCTGAGACCGCGGCGGCGTTAGAACTGTCTCGTGCGCGTAAAGATCGGAGACCGCTATCCCCTAGATACAATACGTCTCCGTTGCCGAATTGTGAGACAGACCGAGAGGCTAAAGTGCCTGTTTGTTGAAGTGTTTGCTCAAGAGCGTTGTTTAAGGGATCGACATCGAGCGCCCAAATGTAAATTACCCGCCGGCCAAAGACCGCCAACCTATTAAAATACACTTCAAGGCCAACAGCATCGACGCCTCTGGCGTCTTGCTGTGCAAGGTTGATAAACCCGCTTCCGGTGCCCGTCCAATCCGTTGTGTTACCTGTTGCGCTAAAGTTTAAGGTTTTTTCGATAACAGAATATGTCTTCGTCTGGAATGTCTTAACGAAACGACCTTTACCCGCCGCGGCGGTAACGAGTGCCCCGTTGTAAAAGTGGTCTACAACGCCGTCAGCCAACTCAAAAACAACATATAACAAACCGTCGTAAACATCCCAATCTACCATCTTACTCAAGAGTGCGCCGGATGAAGTAGTTAGCCTGACGTATGTCGTGTTTACGTGTGCGCTAGTGAGTGGGTCTACGATTGTTCCGAAAACGTAAATAACGTTGTCGAGCGTAGCAAGTCCAAACGTGTTCGCCGGGAGGGTGTATTTACTATCAAATGCAAGACGCTTTTCGACTTCGCCCCCGCTTGAGACGTGAGCGTTTTCGAACTGTGTCAGTGTTCCCGCGGGGGAAGTGTCCGCCGCTTTACGGACGTCCAACCCGGCGCGAAAATCTTCAATTAGGAAAAAAGACAAAGATTAGCCCCTCGTCGGAATGTAGTCGATGCCGGGGCGTCCGCGCGGAGCGGCGCTTCCTCCCCCCATAACCCAAGGCCGGCGTTTCTGCGCGCCTTGGTTACTCAGTAATTTTATGAGGTGTTTTCCCGCCATGCTCGCTTTAAGTGGGGCGTCTTCTGATTTTTGCCGAGCCAAAAGTTCGGCGGCGGTGTGTAAAACAATAAGGTTGCTGTCTAACGTACAAGCGTCGCTGTCCGATATCATGGCTTTTAGTGGAGCCGAACCGCGAAACCGGATTTCACCCGCGAGACTTGGCACCGGCCAAAGTTCAAACTGCCCTTCATCTGGGCGGTGTCTCCATTTCTGAACAGGATTAGACCTCTGGTCTGCTGATGTGTCATATAGGTTAAAATCTGCGATGGTAATGCCGTAATCCATCTCAGTGAGGTACGAACCTTCTTTCCACCAAGTTCCGTTAATGACCTCGAACGGCATATCCGCGGGGTAGTTGTATAAGAATTGCCCGGGATAGGCGGCTACAGTCCGGTCCACCAACAGGAACGGCCAATCATGTTCCTCGTACAAAACTTCTTGAGTACGACGAAGCGAATACGCCATGTTGTCTTTCGTATTCACGCCGTGCGCGACGTTGACAGAGTGACCTAGTTCACTCCGCAAATCCGAAATCATTTGGCTCAATTGAACGCCTGTTGGCATAACCTATTACTCCGTAAAGGGCCCGTCTTCTTCGAACGCTTCATTGACGTTTGGGGTCGCTGGGTCGTCAGCTATAAACTCGCCGTCGTCGGTCCGAGCCCGTTTCTTGGCTGGTGCTTTTTTCTTCTTTTTTGCGGGTGCTTTTGCGCCGCGAAGTTCCGTTTCCATTGGCGGCCTACTTCCCGGAAACAGAGCCTCAACCGATCTGCTTGGGTATTTACGAAGCAACCGAGTTTTTTCTTCGCCGGGGTCTCGGTCAATTTCGCCGCAAACTTCAACGTCCGAAACCGAGCCCGCGCCATGGATAAGTTTTAAAATTTCAACTTCTGGGTACGTGACCGGATCAAATTTGTCTCTAACTACAGTGTTACGGATATCCCCGGCCACTGATATTTCGCAAGTACATAGGTGCATGACGTCTCCTGATTTTAACATGCGGTTGGTGGCTCGGGGGGCGGCTATGGGTAGAAACCCGCCCCCCTTACCGGTAAACTCTTAGGCGATATCAATTACCAAAGATGAGTTACACTGACGCGCGACAATTTGGCCGGTGCAAGTGATTGAGCGGTGCATAACGAACTGGTTAGACGCGCGGCTCGGAGTATGTGTCCGGTTCCATTCGCCTTCCATGGTCATTAAGAAGATCGCTTTTGTGTCTAGCCAGTAGCAGCGCTTTGGAAGGGACAAATCGTCTAACGTAGGATCGTAGATAAATTTTTGCCCCATGAAGTTTAGGCCGGTAACTGCGAAGTCGTTTCCGCCATCGGCGAAACCTTTATCACTGTAATTACCGTTCGCGCGCATTTCTGTTTCCAAAGCGGCTAGAAAATCAGAGCCAGCAAACGCGAAATTTGGAGAACCGCCGTAACGTGTCAACTGACGGTGTTCTGTCTGCAATGCTTGGAACAATGCCCCGCCGTTGGCTGTTGCCGACGTAACAGCGGTGGAACCGTGAGCCGCTGTAAGAGCGCGGTTCTTCCACCAAGAGTTTGCAGACGTTGCGCGGTTGATGCCGCCGACTGTACCTGTCGCCGGGTTAGCTGTAACGATAGACTGAATACCGGCGAGTGCTTTCGCGTCTCCGGTGCCGTCTCCGATCAAAAGGGTGTTCATGGTCGAAGCGTATTGCTCGCCCAAGTCTTCCATTTTGTTTTCAAGTAAACCGACTAACGTGTGCATGTCCCGTTTTGAGTGCTTGGTGTTTTCAGAACCGCTCTCGTCAGTGACGGAAATACCGTCGATTTTTAGTTCAGTGTGTGTCAAGGCCATGCCAATGTGCATTTCCCGCCAAGTGTATGCGGCACGTTGGATGTTTTCTGGGGTATAAAACGACACAGTGTCGTCGTGGGTATAACCCGTGACGCCGTCGTTAGTCCCGCCGGCACCGTAAGTGCCTTTGACGCCGACTGAAATATCGCCTTTGCCACCGGAGAATTGCTTCTTGGTGCGCGTAAGACGGTCTAAAAGTGGCTTTTTCTGTATAGATTGTCCAAAGGCTTTGCCTTTGTTAAGAAAGAAATCCAATGAGGCATTGGCGATACTTGTAACTTCTGCTGATGTAAACGACATAATATACTACTCCGAATTTAGGAGCCTGACGCGGCCAAGCCTTGCATTGCTGCTTCCATTAGGCTTCCGGGCTCTGTCCGGGCTCCATGAGCGTTAGAAGAATGGTCACTGCTCGGAGTTCTTCGGGTTGGCTGTCGTTGCGGTGCAACAGATTTAGTCAACTCGGAGACCTCTTTATATGCGTGTTCCGCGTATTCAACAGCTTGAGCCGCCGAATTTGGGGCTCCATGTTCTTGAATAAGGGCTTGGGCATACCGCCGAACGGCGTCCGCTTTTTGCGAGTAGTCTGGGTCTCTTAGAACAATAGATTTTTCCCAATCCGAAATGCCGACTTGTACATCATTCGCGTGACGTTCAACGGCTTGTTGCTCGTTTTGCTTTTGAGTACGTTGCTGTTCACCCTGATAATGCTGTTCTTGGGCTCGCCGTTGGGCTAACTCTTTCGCGGCATCTTGGGTAACATAACCTTGATTAACCTGATCTTGTAAGTCGGGCGAAAGTCTCTGTCCCACCATGCTTTGAGCCGTTTCGACATAAGGCATAACCCCAGCCAAAAATGCCTCAAAATCACCTTTTCGAAGTGCCGCCCCGGCTCCTAAAAGCAGGGACATATCCTCGCGGTTGATATCGTGGGTCGTCATTGCCTCGACAAAAGGCGCATATTCTGCGCGTTCGTGTCTTAGCTCGTTTCGCTCGCCTAACAGTTTTTCGATCCGCTTCCGCGTCTTCGGTTTGTATTCCGCCAACTCGGCTTCGTCCGGCTCGTCTGTTATCTCTTGATCGTCGGTTGTCTCGGTTTTGGCTTCGGTCGGGTCTGTCTCCGTCTTCGGGTCCATGACCGTCTCTTGAGGATCGGGGTCGTCCTCTTTTTGAGCTTGAATATCTGCGAGTTCTTTTTCGACGTCTAAATCGGCGTCGGCCTCGAACTCCGTGTCGATGCTGTCGGCAACAGCATTAAGCAAATTACCATGCTCGGCCCCTATGTCTTCTGCGCCCGACGGGGTCGCACTCTCATTAAGAGAAATATCGTCGGTGATTTCTGTATCGGCTGGCGAACTACCGGGCATAACGCCTCCTTAAAGTTAAAACGCGTCTCAAGACGTGTCTTAGGTTTTGTCTTCTTTGTCTTTAGCACATATCCTTTGTCTTTCGCAATACAAAACACACAAGACGTGACTATTGTTGCATCAGGCCGCCGGCCACGTCTTGAACTATTTGGCCCAAATCAGGGGCTTGGCTCTCTGCCGGTGTCGGAGTGTTGTTTCCACCTTCCGCGCCTTGCTCCGCGGGGTCTTCGCCGGGGGCTCCTTGCGTTGGCTGTTGGTTTTGGTTTTGAGACACAATGGACTGTTGTTGCGCGGCAAACGCTTCGCTTAGATCAATGCGGTCGTCGAGACGCTTAATAAGTTCTCTGCCCAACCATTCCGGGTCGATACCCGGGATTTGCATAAGTAGAGGGAAAATCCGTTCAGCGTTCTGGATTTCTTGCGCTTGGTTTGGACGTCCTGTCGAGCCCGCTTCAATCTGTAGGTAGATTTCAGACGCAATGTCTTCCATCGTCATTTCCGGCCATACTGCGCCGTCGCCAACGATCTTCTCAACCGTTGGAAGGCTTGTTTCTTTAAACAAAATTTGACCAGCGGAGCGGGCTAACAGTGTAAGCATGTCATCCAAATCGTCTACATTTGATTGTGTTGCGCTAGATTGCGAACTTTGAGCAATCGACGTCTCGGTGGCCGTAGCCCCCGAAACACTGCCCATTGTCGCCTCTTGGACGCCGACAACTCTTAAAATGTCTTCGTAAACGCTGTTGACTTCGTAAAGTGCCGGGTCGATAGGCGGACCCTTAACAGCTTGTAAGACTTGGTCGATAGACTGCCCGGGGGCCAATGCGTTAAGTTCCAAGACTGCGTTGGCGGGGTGGCTCTGTAATTTGGCTATATCTTCTTCATCCAAGACGCCGGCCGCGACCGCCGTCTTCGGCCTGTTGGCTTTGCGGTGTTCACGCAAGCCCTGTCTCGACCTGTTATATTCCTCTTGCATGTCCCGTATTAAAGTTACGTCGCTTGGCGGGAAAATGTTGCTCGGGTCGTCAACTTCGTTGAATACGACCGGGAACCAAGGCCAAAACCGTTCAGTGTAGACATCTGGTTCCGCGGGTTCCTCGAGAAACTCAGGGTATCCATCACAAACGACGTAAACTAATCCGTCGAGACGGCTGTAACATTCCCAAACTAAAGCCTCAGAACGAACGCCGTCTTCGCGTGTTTCTTCCCGCGCTTCCATCTCCGCGGTCGCTTCCGCGGCCACGCCACTATCGTCAGCCCCCTTGCGGGAATATCCTTTGTAGTGCGTAGAGATGTCCACGCCATAGATTTCTTGAACAGTCTCAGGTGACAACAAGTATTCTTGCGCGACCCAATCACACCCCGAAAAAGTCCTCAAGTTTTTACATTTTTTGTCAGGAATGATCGACGTGCTATCCGGGTAATCTAGGGACAAACCCTCCCGAACAAGAGCGTGTTCAACCTTTTGTAACGCTTGGATGTTGAGACGCAATTGTTCCGCCTCGGCGTCATCTTTGTCTATTTCGCCGTCGGCCATATCCGCCGCCAACCGCTCCATAGTGTGTAAACGCTGGGTAAAATCTGCTAGTTGGTTCTTGACATCCGGTCGCATTTCCATAACGCGTTGAAATCCCAGCTTAATGTACCCGACCCCGGTTGTAATTGTGCGGCGCACGGTCAATTTGAGCATGGCTTTAAACGGGTCGACTTGTTCATCAATATTGTATTCGTACAGGATCGCCAAAGTATCCCCGACACGTTTGAGCATTCTATTGTGGCTTTTGGCTTGTTCCGCCTCTTGAACAATAGTCTGAGCTTCGGGGCCTACGGGTGCGCCTTGTTGGGCCCCCATTAGGGCCTGTTGTGCCGTCATAAGTTGACTGTTTGAGCCGTCCCAGACTTTGCCTAATAACCGTTCCCGCGTCTTAGCGACCACTCTCGGGTTCTTAGCGTAAAGAAACGCCGTCTTCTGTTGGACGTGCCGGTGCGCGATGTTCGCAACGTATTTACCGTTCTGATCTTTCCATTGAGTGCCCCGGACAAAACTCTGATCGGCGCGCATACCATCAAAAGATTTGGAGTAATAGCCTTTGGCCTCGACGACCCGTTCATTCCACAATTGAACGAGAGCCGCGCGGGCTTCTTCCGGGACGGGCGTGTCTCGAGAAATCACCTTGTCTTGCTCGGTGCTTTCTTCGTGATTGTTTAAATCAGTATCGTATTCGTTTTCCATTTTTACCACCCGCCGCTATTGGATTCTAATACGCGCGCTTTGCGCTCTTGGTTTGACCGTTCTTTGACCCACCCGATTGTCCCGACTTGGGCCTCTTTTCGCTTTTTCTTCCCCGAATATCTGGACGGTACGATCTTGTTCAAACCAAGACCTATATACGCAAGAGCATCGACAAAATCGTCGTGGGCTCCGTGGGGGAATTTTAAAAGTTGGTCCCGAGCCGCAGGGTACCAAGACGCGAACTTTGGGAACCTAACCTTCCCGAGCGCCATCCGTGCTTGTATACTCTGGGCCCGGGTCTGTTTGTCATTAATAGGCACAATTTCGTCCATCGCACAAAAAACACGTTCTTCGATCATGCGCTTGCGGAGGAAAGGCCCAATAGATTTGGAAATATGGCCGCGCTCGGCCCACCACCAAAACGGCTGATACATTTCAATTGTGTTCAGCATCGCCTCGACGACTACGTCTGTCGGCTGTTGCCGCCACCATACATCCGGCATAACCCAAATATTGTCATCGGCGTCTACACCAACGGGGATTAAGACGGTGCTATCCCGACCTTGTTTGGTCGAGACGGCGTGATCGCTGGCGACGTAAAACCTCAACGCTTCCTTGGGAGGCAAATCTTTCCGGCCATACGTTTGTATGTGTTCGTCTTTGAAAAAATCCCCGTCGTCGGGGCTTGGTTTCCCTTGGTACAACGCTGAAAAACCGCGGGGGTCCGCGCGCTGTAAGTCTTTAAGGTGTTTTGTACTAAACCGGTCGGGCCACAAAGCCGTGTCCGTTTGACGCTTCAGTATGTCGTTGTCTTCAGCCAAAGCGGGAAGATTTATTATTTTCCAACGTGCGGCTTCTTGAGGCTCGTAATAGGAGTTTAAGGGGTCGGTCAGTCTCCCGATCAAATCATCTTCGTGCCAACGTGTTTGAATAATTATGATTTTGCCACTATCCGTCATTAAACGCGATTTTAAATCGTTAAGATACCAATTCCACAATTTGTTGCGGATTGTTGGGCTATCCGCTTCCTCGCGGCCTTTAAGCGGATCGTCAATCAACAGCAAGTCTCCGCCACGCCCGGTAATCGTTCCGCCTCGTCCGGCAAAGGCTAAAGAGCCGCCATCCTCAACGGTCATAAAATCACTCGCCTGAGACCCCGTCTCAAGACATACGTCGGGGAAAACTTGACCAAACATAGTTGAGCGCATCAAATTTCTAACTGCACGTCCCAGATCGACTGAAAATTTTTCATTGTAGGTGGCAACTATTACAGAATGTTTAGGGTTTCGGCCCATGTACCAAGCGGGGAACGTCTTGGTTGTTAGCTGAGTTTTTCCGTGTCTTGGTGGGGCCGAGATAATTACTCGATCCTCGTCTCCGCGCTCAACCGCCATCAATACTTTGGCTACTAATTCGTGGTGCTTCGCCGCGACGTAAAGACTTTCCCTTGGATCGTCCATATTGTCTGGATGCGGCATTGTGAGACGTGTTGCTTCTAGTAAGTCGTCTCGCGCCACCAAGACGGCACGTTTACGCCTGAGAAGTAATTCTCTGCGTTTATCCTTTTGAATTTGTGCATCTATGTCTTGTTTCATGTCTTTTGTCATACCCCATTAAGGACAAAATAGCTACTGTTTATAACGAAACCAAAGGCATCTCGTCGAACGCCAGAACAATTCTCCCTTCATCTTATTCTTCCCCCTTTAATCCGCTAAGAACAGCTCGCGCTCAGATTTACGGCGAATTACAAGCCCTCGGATTGTCTTTCCAGAAGCCTTCTTCCACTTGCCGAACTCTTTCGCAGCTTCTCCGTACTCGCCGCGGTTTAGTTTCATACGGAGCGTAGAACGCTGAAAGTTCCCGGATCCGACGTTGTAGACGAACGAACAAAGAGCGGAAAACATGTTTTCGGTTAACTCCGATTTGACAAGTTTTCCAATTGCTCTCTCAGAATGACGCACCTCGCGGAGAAGCAGATACTCGCCTTGCTTGGCCGTAATATCAGGATGGTTAGGGGTAACAGCATTGCCATCACGATCCCACGTACTCCCCCACCCAATCGTATTTCGGTTTGAACTACACAGATAAACGGACGCGCGCCACCCTTCATAGTGTTTGATGAGGTCCAGACCGGCTTCATTAATGCGCATCGTCATCCTAAATATCCTACTTCCTATTGAAACTTCTGCTTCCAAACCAAAAACTCACGCAAGCTGCAAAAACAGGAGCCATCGTATCCGAATTCCAGAGTAGGGAGAACATATCGTTATCGATGAACCCAAACGCCAGCAAGAATGTTAAGATTACAAACTCAAAGAATAGAAAAAACGTAATTAAGGGACGTACGCTCGCAGACAAATTTATGCACCATTGAGAGCTTTTCTGAGTAATGCTCGAGTGTTCTTTATGAATAGTCTCGCTCTCAGCAATGTCCGCAGATATGTCCATCATCTGCATCTTCTGATTGCCGATCTTAATCTGTTGCTCAAGCTGCTTATCCATCATTTTAATTTCGTGGGCTTGATCACGTTTTTCCTCAAAGAATCCAAGGATTCTGGGGAGAAAAGAAGTGCCAAATCCCAAGACACTTGAAATTAATGTAATCAATCTGCTTCTCCTTTTTTATTGCCGTCTATTTCTCTAGTTTGATCGAGTAAATCTTGGTGTGACATAAATAATATAGGAAAGTTAGGTAGCGTTTTGCAGCCAACTATATTAAATAACATCAACAACATAAGAACTTTAAACACTTGGATGCTTGCCATTATGTAAACTTTCTAATTTCTTTATACGCTCTTCATTGCTTGTAGACATAACAAGTATACGCTCCATCTCTCTGTGCCGTTTTTCTAGGGATGAGGGCGATAAAATACCACTGAGAACCGTGGTTTTCTGCGCGTTTAAATCGATCATATTTTCTTGCTTGTCTGTCCTCTGGTCTAATAATCTTAGTCGGCTCTCGTAATCTTTTTGCAAGGCGTTTAGTCTATCTATGACAGCGGCTAGTTTCTGCTTAACAATTACGCTCGCGCTGACAATACTGACTAAAATAGCACCAAGAGAGAGTAAAAGTTTAATATCAATTGCGCCGTTCATTCTAATCCCTCACTAACTTAACGAAGTCGATCACGTAACCTAGTTTTCTTGGGTATTCATAACTAACTCGTCTGCGCGCGTCTGGTTCATCATCCGCAAAGCGTTCAAAATAAAGAGTGTTTTCAAACTCCGGGCTAATATTATTCGTCGAAGGTAGGTCTCTCCCGGAACGAATAATTTCTCTAACTATTTTGTTATATACGCCAACTTCAAATACTTTCATGAGCAAGTTGCGTTCACACAGCGGTTCACATATATGACGTAACCTGCGACAGCGATGGCAATTGCCACTCCACTTAAAATCGTGATATTTTTCAACCAAGCGAAAACAGTATCAAAAAACTCTTCATCTTTTTTCTTTTTTCTAATTCTCAGTATCTTTGCTCTCGCAAGTTTTTCCTCTCGCAATGTCAATATGACTTCCCATGTGGTCGGTTCGCCTTCTGGCGTGGGCCATTTCTTATTAATTTCTTTAGCCAAACTTTCGATGGCAATTTGGTGAGATTTCTCGGTCAAAACCTCGTCCATAACGGCGCTAATGCTATTTTCGTCTTTGCCACTTTCTCCGGTTCTTTTTCTCAACACTTTTTGCTGTTGTGTTTCTTCAGCTTTTCTTTCGTCGTGATGACTAAATAAATTATCAAGCGAAGACCCTATCGATTTGAGGTCTTCAGCGTGGTCTAAACCAGCTTTCACAATCGCAATTAGACTGAGAGTTGTGGTGACAGGTTCCAAAATATTATTATCCTAATATTTTCAACATAGGTGATAGGTTTTTCTCATAATTCCGCCAAGTATGTGAAGAACCTTGGTACATCGCAGACTTGACTTGATGAGAAGAAGCAGTTTTTACCTCAAGACCGTTATTTTGAAAATCGAGGCACTGACTTTCAAAATTTAGACCGACGTATTTCAAAAGTCGTCGTGTCTCGGTGTCCTGATACTCAGTTAAAAGCTCATAGTTCATTTGAAAAATACGTTGGGGAAATTTTTCGTCATAAAAATCCATAAGCTCTGTATAAAGATTGTAATATTGAGCAATATCTTCCAATCCATACGCAAAATTATTTCCGTCTGGGGTGTAGTTTGTACAAAAATTAGAGAAACAAACCGCGCGAGGGTCTCGGTTTAGATTTATAATTTTAGCTTCTGGGAGAGCAAGTGCGATAAACCCTATCCATTTGAAATTCAGAGGGAGTTTATCGATAACATACCTTTTTTTACCCCGAGCCAGTTGCTCCAGCCTTCCAAGATAAAAATCTCGTAACACTGTAAGCTCTGGAACTCCAAAATCTTTTTCTACAGAATTTACAGCTTCGTTCAATATCGTTAATTCGCCGGCGGCGTAAACTTCCGAATGACTAGCTAAAATCTGTTCGACTAGGGTTGTTCCAGACCGCGGCATCCCGAGGACAAAGACCGGTACAACATTTGTAGAAGAAAATTGTATGTTAATGTTATGTAAGAAGTCGCGCTTGAACGCGGTTTTAATACGGTTAAAAACCTCTCGATCAGTTTCAATGTCGAAAGGTAATTTTTTACGCCGAAGCATGTTAGCTTCCTCTAAACAAGTGAAGGCGTTCTCATAATCACCAAAAGCTCTAAGCTCATCTGCCCGAGCAAATAACTTTTGTATTTTAAAGCTCATAACGACAACACCGTATTAAAAGGTTCGACGCCAAATACCTTTTCACACGCATGGCAGTCCCAACATCTATTCTTACAATTAGAAAGTAACTTACTCAGCCCCTTGCCTTTTTTAGTAAGCCAAATGTTATCTTCGCCTGTTAACTTGAATTGATTTTTTTCGTATACTGCCGTCCAACCGGGCGTCCAACGACCTATCAGATATGGAGCAAGTTTCTTCTCATAGATTTCTCTTACACTGTCCGCGTATTCAAATTGAGGAACCGATTGGATTTCGTCACCTGTTCGGCTCGAAGAATGGGTTGTTCCCGTCCAGCATAACGCCGCGTCAGTGATTTCGCTCGGGGCGTTCATTCTTCCGCTGAACTTCAAAACGTCAGTGTTCTCCATAAAGAGTTCAAAAAGCTCTTCGGTCGCCATGTTAATATCTGTCCCGAGGCGAGGCATTTGAGCATCAGCTCTTGCTCTCCAGCCTGTGCAAGTGTTGTCAAATGTTTCCCAATAATTTCGTGGAGATTTTTGTAATTCTTCTTGCCAAGTGTCGTGTTCTCCTTTGAACGGACAGGAAGGGAGGCATCCCTCTGACGCTAAAAGAGAAACTTCGATTTTTACTTTCTTGGCTTCACGATAAATTTCTTTAAGAGTTGTTGTGTCTCGGTTCAGAGACCTGTCAAAACAGATGGTGTTGTAGCCGAGTGCCGCGAAGTCGTACATTTCTTGAACAGATTTGACTTGTTGGTTAACCGTGTTTTTCCAATTCATATTTGGAAAGTTCTTTTGGAGAACGCCGTTTCTCATAAAATGAGTATGAGAAAGCGTACAACTGCGAACACCTTTCTCGTAGTATTCCCCGATCCAATTTATAAATTTCTGCGATACAACCGGATCGGTTGCTAGTTCGAGTGGAATGTTCAAAGAATTGACAGTCATTGAACATTCCACACCGAATTCGCTTTGTATGCGTAAGAGGTTATTGAGTTGACCTTCTGTCGCCGCGACACCCATAGTCTCGCCGTACCTCTGGCTTCGACCTAAATGCTCGTACCGAAATTCAACTCCAAAATAAATGTCCCTGATTTCTCTTTTGTAATCGTCACTTGATTCCGCGAAAGCGGTGTAGAAATCGTCGTCATTCGGGTGTTGATCCCAATGTGCTATAGAAAAGTGTTTATCAAAATCCATAAATTACGCCTACTCCGGGAGGTCGGGTTTATCGACTTTGGCGGTCGCCGCTTTTGCCGCTGTGATTTTGTCTTTCCATAGTGTCGTGCCATTCAGCGCATCTTTATAGATCATATCGAGTTGATCTCCGACCTCTCCATAAGCGCCCAAACGGGCGGCTGAAAACGCGTCGTACAAGCCTTCCGGGGTTGCAGCGTTAGCTTTCATTTCATCAGTGAATTTTCCAGTATCTTCGTCATACGAAAAACCCTCTTTCACACCTTCTGGTGCGTCAACCCACACTAATGTGGAGTGGACAGGAAAAGTATTATTGTCCGCGACAATCTGACAAACAGTGTTGTCAGGTTCTAGTAAAGCTTTCATTATGCGTACTCCCAAACTATTACACAGCCCTGTTGTCCGGTGCCGGAGCCATATCCATTGTTGCAACCAGCGCCGGCACTGCCATACGCCTGTGGATGTGTGCCTTTATTGCTTGTATTCTGACCTGAACTCCCGCCGCCGAAGTATGAAGCAGCGCCAGCGAAACCACCGTCTCCCGCTTTCGCGGAGTTTCCGCCGCCGCCGTTTGAGTTTATATCTCCGCCCACTCCAGAGCCTCCGTAGCCTCCATCAGTAGCAGCATATGGACTTTTGTTATTGGAGTTGTTGTAGCCGCCCGTCGCTGACAAATGCGACCCAAACGACGAAGTGTGACCTGAATTATTATGACCCGACTCTGAGTTGCCGGTAGTGACTGTCTCAGATACAATGTTTGTCACATCGATAATTTTTTCGCTATAGCCGCCAGCACCACCTGATTTACCGCTAGTGTTACCACTGGCACCACTACCTTGGCATTGCACACGTATCACCGTAACACCCTCCGGTTTTGTCCACGTATGTGTAACGTGCCCGGCGCCACCGTGAGCGCTACTTGAATCGAAAACCTGAACAGATTTCAACCCACTTCGAGAGATTTCTGCGACCGGGGGCGCATAGCCCCCAATCGACAATAACTGATTATTTATAGTCATTATTACATGTCCGTGTATTCTGCGACGGCCATACCCTGCAAATTTACATGGTGTGTCACGCCTAGTTTATCAGTACCCGCAAGTCTGATCGCCATGTTCGGCTTTTCTTTATCAACAAAGGTAACAGCCGTTTGAGCCGTTGTAGCCGCCATCGTATACGCCGCTTGAAGTTTTTCTGCGAGCGGGTACCAACTGCCTGTTCCGAGTGGCTGAAGCCAAAGAACAACTTTCTGAGCGGTGACTGTCACCTCGCCGTGGTATACCACGGAAGTTACAATTGCACCGTCCGCTCCAGCGGTAACTAAGACTGTGGGCGCAACCGTGCCCGGGTCCATTTCGGTGATCTGCGTACCAGCGGCGAATGCGATACCAGCGGTTTTTGGTTCCTGTGCGAAGACGGGATCGTTTATTAAAGCCATGTTAAATACTCCTGGTTAAATTTAAAGTCTTGATAGGGACAACCGTGCAGCGGTCTTGCTACGTTGATCGAGTTTGTTAAAAGTGGTCGCAGCTCCGAGGACCGCGGTAACGGCTGACGCGGTCATCGCACGGGCACTGTCTGTCCCGCTTATGCCCTCAGCATTCGTTGCCAGCTCGACTATGCCGGCTGCTGAAGCGTTGGCGGCACTAGGCGCTGGATTGGCGTCAATGATGTTCTGCCCGGTAAGCTTTTTTGAAGTACCAGCGTCATTTATTTCAAACTCATCACCCGCGACCATCGCGGACCCTTTTGCAGGGAGCCCAGATATTTTTACATCTACCATCTATACTATCCTCTTCCATTTGTTAGTCTCAAAAAAGTAGCCGGAAGTTACGACCTTCCACGACGAATTATCGTTGACGTACGTTATCGGAACTTTCCACGTTGTGCCGACGTAAACTGAAGTTTGCCCAGCCCATATAACTCTCGTACTGTCCGCGTGGAGTGACGCTGTCACTGTGTCGCTTGAACGTATTACCCGGATCAGACCGGCTTCGGTTATTCTGCGAGAACCATTTTCCAAGACGCGCGTCTGTTCTGCCGTATCAATTTTTCCTTGCTTCGTTATCGAACTTACAAGAGCTGTTAATCCCGTTGCGTCTGATGAAATCTGGCTACTTCCCTGCTTAGTGAGCGAACTGACCGTTGCGGAAATCGTTGAGACCGCAC